AATACTATGTCTGGTATGCTTAGAAAATGGATGTCGTTGTTCTCTTACACAGAGCAACTTAACAGAAGAGCTACTTTTTTAGCAGCTTATAGATTACAAAAAACAAAACTTATAGCAGCAAACGCAGAAAAGTTTAACGTAAAAAATATAACTCCAGAAAGAACAGCAGAATTAAATAAAGCAATTGAACTTGAAGCTGCAAAGTTTGCTGAGGTAGCAGTGAATACATCTCAAGGTGAGTACTCTATGTTCAACAGACCTAAGATATCTAGAGGTCCGCTACTTAATTCTATAATGATGTACAAACAATTTGTAATGATTAGTGTTGAGCTTATGAAAAACTTAGGTAGAAACGAAAGAATATATTTCTTAATGTTACTGTTCTTACTATCAGGCATGAAAGGATTACCTTTTGCAGAAGATGCTGCAGATTTAGCAGACACATTAATGCAAATGTTTGGTATTAAAGTAGGCACAGTAGAAAAAGAATTAACTATGTTTATAGAAGAAGTAGCTCCAGGGTCATCACCATTAGTAATGAGAGGTCTTCTTGATAAAATTACAGGTGCCACCATGTCTACGAGATTAGGCTTTGGTGATTTAATCCCACTAACTGGTGTTGCTAAAGAAGGTTCAGACCCTTGGAGAGAAACTCAAAACTTCTTAGGTCCTGTATGGGCAGCGGGAGACCAAACAGTAGCGGCTCTAACTTTATTTGCAAACTACAGTGCAGAATTTGTTGGTCTAAAAGATGACACAACAAACTTTATGGATGTTCTAAGGTCACAACCTTATGGTGGTATAAGAGCTATAGCAGACGCATATACTTATTATGATGATGGTGTTATTACTAACAAACAAGGTAAAGTATTAGATAGAGATGTTGCTTTCAAAGAGATATTTTTTAGAGCACTAAACTTCTACCCAGCCAGTGCGTCATATCAAAATGATATTATACGTATGACTAAACAAACAGGTGACTATGTTAAATCATTTAAGATGAAATTTTCTGAGGCATATGTTAAAGCAAAAATCTCAGGAGACAGAAGCGAGATGAGAAGAATTGAAAGAGATGTTAGAGCTCACAATAGAACTCATAGAAACAGTGAGTTTTATTTAGATGATTGGAAGGCTTCAGCTAACAGAATGTATGACGCTTGGAAGTTACCAGCTGCTGAAAGATTTAGAAAGTTCTCGACTAAAAGGTCTCGTCCAGATATAGATAAGCTAATAAAAGCGTACGATATTCAGTAGCCTAGAGTACCCCAACGTTTAATTGCTGGCCTTCTCGAGGCTGTTAGGCCTATGGTTTTTTGTCAATCACCTGTAATTGTCCGTATGATAGGTCATCTGCTTCTACATCAGCATTTTCTAACAGGCTTTGAAATCTAGGGTGAGTTAGATTAAATCCAATCACATACTGCTGTGCTAATTTAACTGGAGTGTCTTTACCTAGTGACGCTTTCTCCGACCTAGGAGTAGCAACCACGTTCTCATCAACAAGTTCCTGTTTGAATGTCTTGTAGTCAGCACCACGCACAGACAACCACTTCCTAAAGTGAGTTCGGTCTACCATCATTGTGCCCTTATCAAACTGTTCTAATGCAGACTTACGATATACATCTAATCTTATTCTTATATCTCCTCTTGGTATCCTAGAGAAATCAGGCTGTGATTTCTGACCTATGGTATGCATAACAGTAACAGATGTATCAGCTGAGTCAGCCATGTACTCTGCAACTAAATCAAATGCGTCTACTTGATTCTCTTGTACTGACCTACGGATAGCTCCTATCTGAGCAAGTACCCACTCAGTAGACTGCTCATACTCAAAGTCTATTAGACCCCAATCTTTAGCAAGGCTCATAGATAAATCAGATAGTATGATTGCTTGCTCCCAGTATCTTTCTTCACCACTAAACTTAGCTTTGTATTTCTTATGGAAGTTAGCTGTGGCTTCTGCTATAGCAGACTGGATTCCTTCTTCCCCCATCTCAAGTAACTTCTTAATGAATACCTTACCAGCTTCACCATAGTTAGTATGGATTGCATCGTAAATCTTTTTACCTACATTAGTATCTCTAGTAAACACAGCTGATGAAGGGACTGTTACTTCTAATAGTCTAGCCATCTGTGCGTCTGTATCTAAACCAGAAGCAATTAGCTTACTTTGTAGAGACTTGTTGGTAGATACTATGACAGGTGTAGCCCATGATTTAGCGTCACGTTCTTCTGAGTTACGATTAAGTCTAGCTTTATCTCTACCTTGGGATACCCAGTAACAGAAGTCTCCGACCTCTTTATCATTCATCATAGTTACTTCATCTATAGTAAGCGGTAGGTTAGCGTATGTACCAAGACGTGAGAACAAACTGTTCTGTGTGTACTTGGCAGCAAAGTGTAGCTTGTCAGGGTTGCCATATATAGACTGTGCCCAGTACTGAGCCAGTGTTTTACCACCGCCCGTTGGTCCATACAGTGATACTGTCAATCCTTTAAGTCCAGTAAAGTTATATAGAGGTGCTGAAAATCCTACACCTAGTACAAACATATGTGATTTAAGATTGGCTTTCTCTAATACAGAAGTCAGGTTAACCCACTGTTGCAGTGAGCCCTTAGTACTGAACATATCTGTACTGCTCTTGGATACAACTGAAGCTAGGTTAATCTTCTCCTCTGTAACTGACCCATCATCCTTACGCCTTAGTATAGTGTTACCCAAGATAAATGATTTGTTATGTTCCTTCCAACCCATAGTAGAATACAAGTTAGTCATTGTCCGAATCTGTCTTAGTTCATCCATGTAAGTTCTTAACATAAGCTGGAAGTACTCCGTTTGTTTCTTATTGTACAATACAATACCTTGGTCTGCTATAGCACTAGGAAACTCACGGCTTCCATCAGTGAGATGAGCTTGCCTTAACACAAGTTCTTGCCACCCCATGTGAGGTCTATTCCAATGATACCTTACTGTCTCGTATCCTAATGATTCATCATACCCATAAGCTACAGGGTATATATCAAACTTACACACGTCTATATCTGTGTCATCTAGGGTTAGCTTTATACCCTCTTTAGTTCTTTTAAAAGGTTTAGGCATGGGTACTGAGTTAGCTAGTGTATCAGGAGCTTCCTTAATTACAGGAGTCTCTTGGTATTGTACTCCCAGCCTAGCTGGTGAGCCTATCTTACCCTTGTATTTACAGCCCTTACATCCAGTGGGTCTGTCTGTTTCAAACTTCGAACAGGTTGCCGGGCCCGAAGCCGACTCTCTCCACTGAACAAGTTTGTCTATGGTTGCTCTTTCATTATATCTGCTGTGTCCTTTAGACCACTCTATAGCTGTCTTCTCAGGGTCAGTACAAAATGCGGCTACTCCTATCATGCTGTACCATAATGGCTCGTCTACCTTGTCCTGATTAGCCATAGCCCACTCTATTTGCTTACACTTAGTAGCAACAATAGAGCCTATAGCTGGTTGATACTCTTGATTACTAGCTAAATTAGACAGCAACGAGTTGTCCTGTGATGAACTACTGTCTGACCGTACATCTCGGCGGTAGTAATACGATAGACAGTCTTGTATCACCATGTTGTCAATAGGTTTAGATGGTACTAATAGTTTAACTTCATTCCCGTTCTTTGGATTGTGTGTGCCTATAGGTCTTAGTACTAGTGCACTGTTTGCTGTAAGTCCTGCGTCAATTTTAAATTCTTTATCTATAGCTGCTTGCTTCATAGCTTCAGCTAGGGGTCTCCAATCTTCAGGAGGTAGTTCTTTTTCTAGTAACCAGTATACATGCAGTCCATTACCTGAGTGTATAATCATAGGCTTAGGTAAGCCCATCTCATCTACAAATTTACCCAGTGCTGATAGCCCTTCTTTCCAAGATGGATAAGGTTTGGTAGGTCCACAGTCTACGTCTATAGCTATAACTTTAGTAGCTCGTACGTTGTCTTGCTTCCTGTTACCCTTCTGTTTGAATGCAGATATAGCAAAATAAGTATTGTTCTTAGTCTTATCTAATCTTTCGCATACTTGTGCCAGCTCGTCTACTGTCTTAAAGAATCCTTGTTTTCTGCCATCAGTATTAATAACTGTAGTAACATAGAATCCCTCTGTCGGTAATACTTGCTGGAAAAATTCCAACATATTCATGATATACTCTCCCCTCGATTACTCATTAAGGTGGCTAGGAGTAAACAACTAATAACCACCCGTATTATTTATACTATTATTTTTTATCTAAAAGCTCAAGAAGCCTTTTGAATCTATTTTTCTGCTCTAGTGCAATGATTTCAGGCATAGGCCATCCACCCTCCATAGCTTTCAATAGCTTTCTCAATGTAACTCTCACTCTATCTTCATTGTTTTTACGAGTAGGTTTCCCTTTGACCCATCCATAATATGTCATACGAGATACTTCAAGTAACACAGCTATGTTACTTGTTGTAAGTAACATATGCTTTCTAAGAGCTTCCACTTTTTTAAAGTCTAATGGAAGAGGTTTAGTCATCAGTCCCTCCCACTAATGCAGCTATCTCATCTGCTAGACTACTACCTTCTGTAGCTACTGCAACTGGTGCAGGCTCTTCAACTGGTACTGGTTTAGCTTTAGGTTTAGCTTTGGGTTTTGTTGGTGCAACTTCTGCAGCGGCAGCGGGAACGTTAACACTTATGTCAACTTCTCCAGGTGTGTCTGTCGACTCATCGGAAGAGAAAGTAAAGCCTTCTTCTTCACCGAATCCAAAGTTTCCACCCGCACTACCCTCAACGTATTCAATAATCTGAACAGCTCCGAGTCTTATAGTTACACCACAACCAATAGCTGAGTTGTAAAATGATACCACACCACCCACTCTGAGCACTGAGCCACCATATATATTATGGTCTACCATTAGGTTGTTCTTTGCGTCCACTACAGATGGTTTGTATTTAGATTTAAACTTAATAATAACATTGCCTGTTTCATTTCCGTCTTCATCCACTTCATTACTATAAGGTATTGGAGCTGATTTTATTTTCTTGTTAGGGTTTTTATCTTTCTCAGCTTTGATACCAGCAAGTAATACAGCATTGATTTGCTCGATTATAGGCTGAGCTTCTTCAGTAGGTATAGATAGATTAACTTTGTACTTACCATCCGAATACTCTCTGCCTTCATCAGGCTTACTGATATACGGGTAGTGAGCTATGCCTTTTGGTGTTAATATTTTTGTTGTCATGTTTAGTCCTCCGACTTATTGTTGATTGTGTATCCTACTTCCTCAGTGAATCCATATTCTTCTGCGGGAGTAGTTGGTTTATTTGTCACAGCAAGTTCACCTGTCACCATCTTTACAACGTCCGCATCGATAATCGAATCGACGTATGATTGAACGTCTTTAGAAACAAGACCACCAAACTTAAACTTAAGTTTAGGGAATGTAACTTCAGTATCAAACGACAGTGTTGTCTTACTAATCTCAGGTGCAATACCTCTCATAGACAATGTCTTTTGATATGCGTTCAAACTCTTCAAAGATGAAGGGGTTACTTGCAGTAGATAAATTTCTTTAGGTTTGTCTGCAAAAGTAATAGCAAGTCTTTTAATATCGGAACATGCTTTAACTTTAAATCCTTGTGGTGTAACTCTAGACCCCCATGAATTTTGAGGGCACAGTGCACATACATCACTTTGAATTAGGGCACTATTTTTATTAGGTGTTATACCATCAAGTGAATAACAGTCAGGTGTATACGACTCTCTATCAGCAGAAAATTCTCCTTCATAGTATTGCTTAGCTAGTCCAGGGTTCGCACCTACGATTACCACGTCTAAACTTGTTTGCTCAAGTGTTTCAGTTTTATCCTGAGACACAATATGAAAGAGAGAATCTTTAATAGATAGTCTTGAGCTAATCATTAGTCACTCACCTTAGCAACGGGTTTTCTAACGTTGATATCAATACGTGTGCCATAGTTTATACCTGCTGGTACAGACTTATCAGCCTCAATATACCCACGTACTGCTGTCTTACTAACTCGTTTCTCAAGCAAATCAAATGCCTCATTCTCTCTTATAAAAGCTAATGTTGCGTCCCAATCTGCTACCTGTGCAAAGTCAGTGGTCGTTAGAAATGCTGTACCATTGGCTGTCTTAAAAGAATCCACACCATCTTGGTCTGCCTTTTCTTTTAGCCATGCCTCTAGCTTAGCCATCTGTTCTTTTATCTCTTTGACCTTTGCCTTAGACTCAGATTCAATAGCCTCTTTCTGATTTCTAAAATTTATATATGTAGATATAACTTTATCTACAGTTACTATTCTTATAGTCATTCGATTGTTCCCTCCTTAATTAGGTCTAGTAATAGACCTTGTAGTTTCTGTTTATTTTTTAGTCGCTCAAACATTTTATGTTCAAGGTCAGTTGCCTCTATATGTACTATGTTTGATACGTGTTTTTTACCTATCCTTTCTATTCTCCCATTCGCCTGAACGTATTGCTCGTTGCTTGTCACTGGTCCGTACCATATGATAGTGCTCGCAGAAGTTAGTGTCAGACCATGAGCCATAGTTGCAGGATGTGCTACTAAGACATGAGGGTCTTTTGCATGTTGGAAGTTATGGAATATCTCGTTTCTTTTACTAGCCGAAACTGCACCATTGACTACACCAACACTCCATTGCTTTGAGAGTATTCTCTCTAACATCTTTAGTGTTCCTGTTAGTGGAACAAATACTATTACCTTGCCACCTACTTCTTCTATAACTTCTTTAACTAAGTTAACTCTAGGTGCACAATCTAATTCTATATGCTGACCATCATCTCCGTACACAACACCACAACTTATCTGCACAAGTTTCTGTAGTTTAACTGCCTCATTGACAGCTGTTATCGTGCCTTCTTGTGCCAGTTCTGTTACATAATGCTTTAACATTTTATCGTGGTGGTCTTTTTGTTCTACAGTAAGAGGTACTTTTCTAGTCTGAAATACAGTATCAGGTAGGTCAAGACACTCATCTCTGCTATATCGTACAGCAGGATGTAGTACTTGCTTTACAATCTCTATTGATTCAGGTCTTGGTATCCATTTCCATTGTCCTATCTTCATCATTACTGTCTCTCTAAATGAGGTAAAAGTCTTAGAGTTATATGGACTGTCTACTAATCTAGCTAGTGCCCATGCGTCTGTTGGGTCATTGGGTGTAGGTGTACCTGTCATCAACCATAACTTTATCTTAGGGTGCAGGGATAAATATTTTCTAAGTACCCTAAACTTGTTGGTAGATGGGTTACGTAACACAGCCGCCTCATCTACTATGATGAGGTCAAACATATTCTTAGCCTCCTCAGATATAATTCCAAACCCATCATGGTTTATAATAAAGAAGTCTGCATTAGTCTTAAGTAATTGTTTTCTCCTAGCACTAGTTCCATGTAGTGTAACAGCCTGTCTATGTGGAAACCCCATGAAGATACCATCACCCCATACCCTCTCAAGTGTGGATAGTGGTGATATAATTAATACTTTCTTAATAACTTTTGTTTGCATTAAATAATCACATGCCCATAGAGCTGATTGTGTTTTACCTGTACCTATCTCATTGAGTACTAATGCTTTGTCATTCATAGTTAGAAAAGCTGATGTCATTTTCTGATGTTCATATGGGATAAAGTCTCCACACCAATCGTAATAATGTAGTATGGGTGAGGGTACTTTAAATCCTAGCATACGTAATGCTCTGGAAGCAGGTATTGTATGTGGTGTGACAACAAGTTGCTGGTTGTTAAACGTTAGTTGTCTGGAATCAGGTATAACATCTAATACCCTGTTAGGATTCTTTAAGTTTAATGCTATTGCTTTTGATTTCTCTACTACTATCATTTAATTCTCTCTATATATAACCTAACTTGGTTAATTGTTTCGTCATCATATACAATAAAACAAACCCCACCTGCGAGTTCTATTTGCCCCATGCATTGAAGTTGTAAGGCAGTGGGTTTCTTACTCCTGTCTGCCTTACACTCTACTCCGATAAAGAATCCGTTTACACAGAGTATCTTGTCAGGTATTCCTGCTCTACCAAATGCTCCTGCTTGGGGGTTATAAAACCACACCTCTTTATGATAAGACTTTAACATCTTGTCAAGTTTAGTTTTTATTTTTCCCTCAGGTGTTGTAGCCATATAGTAAGTATACCTAAGCATACAGTACTGTCAAGTATTATAACTTTGCATACTCACATATATTCTTAGCGGGACACCATGGGCATAGTCCACTAGGTCTTGCTGGAAAGTTCCCTGTCTTATAAGACTGATTGATTCTTTCTATACGAGCCAACAAGTCTGCCCACATTAAACTTGTACGATTAGAAGTGTAGGTCTCGGTGTCAGTCTTCCCCTCTTTCAACCATACCAAAGATGACTTAACCTTTTCTACTTCAGGGTAGTGTTTGAATACCTGTAAAGCAAAGAGTTGTAGTTGCATGAAGTCAGGTCTACGTTTACCTGTCTTCCAATCTATTACTATAGCTGTCGAATCTTTTATAATAAGTACGTCAAGTATGCTACGTAACCATGCGTCCTCATCCCACCAACCTGTTGGTGTAAGGTTTTCATTAAGACATAGCTGTTGCTCTGCAAGAAGGGTAGCGTCCTTAGTCAGTTCTTGTAAAGTTGTGCAGACTTGTTCGTGTTTGCTTGACTCTTGAGGCAGGGCCGTCCCATGCAGTAACCTGTTTTCTAAATCAGAATGCACTCGCTCTCCAAACTTAGTAGCCTCACTACCTGTGTCTGTAACTTCCTTGTTAACACGTTGGTGCATGTATCGTTTCGGACAATTCTCATACATCTTTATAGAAGAATAACTATGAGTTAGTTTACTAGCCACCTAGCATTCTCCTTAGTATGTCATGCTTAAGTAGTTCTAATTGAGCTACTTCATCTAAAGCATTATCTATACCTGTAGAATATCTCAAGTACTTACCATCTACTTTTAATAGTATAAGTGCACCCTCTGTTTTTTTATCCTTTGATTCTGCCTCTAAACCAATTTGTTTTATAAGAGCAATAACCGAATCTCGTTTTTGTTCTGCCTCTGATTTTATTTCTTTCCCATCTACACCTATTATGTCTGTCATTTTGCCTCTCCATAGTTAAATCCTACTCCACTTTCACAAGCCACGGGTAAGTCCTGTGCCCAGCTGGGTGAAGTAGACATGATTGTCTCAACGTGTTGTTGTGTGTCCGACTTGTTTTCTTGCATCACGCACACGATTATCTCATCATGTACTTGGAATAAGACTTGGTAATGCTTACCTATCTCAACCATTTGTTCTGATACTACTATCCTAGCCAGTGCTTGAACAACATTCTCTGTTACTTTACCACCATAAATCCTAGTCCAATCCTTATCCTCTACACTTCCAGTAGTGTTTAACTTCCTGTAAGTCCTAGCATTAGATATGTACTCAAATCCATCTGATGTTCTTCTTAGCTCAGGGTATCTGACCCTAAGATTGTTTGGTAATATAATTCCTTTCGAATCATACTTACACATGCCACTCCCTATAGACCCTACTCCTCCACCAATCATGGTCTCTAATGCATGACCACATAGCCTCCAAAAAGAAACTATGTTGTGGTTTTTCTGTCTATATAAAGTAACAATTCTTTTAGCCTCGTTTAAATCTATGTCCACTGACAACCCACCTTGACCCATAGCCAACGTGTCCTTAAACTTTACTGCCCCCATACCATAGCCTAAACCTAGTATGCAAGTCTTACCTACAAACCTCTCTAGCTTGTCTTTCTTTGTAATCTTTCTACCATATACATCACTAGCAAACTCACTGTACACATCTCTACCCTCTCTGAATGCTTGTACTAAATCTTCTTGCTTACTTATATATGCAACCATTCGTGCCTCAATCTGTGATGAGTCACATGCTATCAGTACGTTACCTTTGGGTGCTACTAAAGATTTCCTTAGAGCACCACTACGAGGTAAGTTCTGTAAATTTAATTTATCACCACCTGAAAACCTGCCTGTGTGTGCACCATAATAGTTGAGCATTATAGGTAGACTACCTCTGTCTGCTACTGCTATTAGATTCTCAGTTCGTGTCTCCTCTATAGTAGACTTTACACCTAGCCTTGCTGATACAAGTTGTTGCACCACAGAATTAGGATGTTGTTGTAAGTTTATAAATTCTTTATCTGTCTTGGCAAAGGCATAGGTTTCTTTACCTGTCCTAGCTGAAGTCTTCATGGGTGGTGTTACACCTACGTGTGTGAGTAGCTTGGCAAACATTGGGTTAGACATGAGAGCTTTCTTTACTTGAATGTTTGACAGCCCTTTGGTAGATAACGTGTCAAGTAGTTGCTGTTTGTTGAGCTTGATTGTATCCAGGTGAGTAACTAGAAGTTCTTTATCTAGTTCAATAGTAGGGTTGGTATACATACGTAAGGTTTGGTCAATGACCATAAGTTCTGATGTGGGAAATCCTTTTGATAGTTTCTTCCACAGTTTATAGGTAAGCTCAACATCATTGATACAGTAGTTAGCATAGTCATCAAATTCTTGGGGTGTAAAGTCTGCTTTTGTTTTACCTAGTGCATTGATAACTTCAGTACCTTTAGTTCCTAGCTTGTAATATTTTGACAGTGCACTCAAAGAGCAACCTGTTGTCATACTATGCTTGGGTCTAGCCATAGACATAGTATCAAACCAAAACTTGGGGTCTATGCCATACTCCCACTGAAGTATAGCCCCATCAAAAGCTGTGTTGTGTGCAAGTATAACCTTATCTGAATAGTCTAATGAGTTTAAAAACTTACCAACATCATCACCCCCATACCAATCTGTTGGCATGTCATTAACTTTAATAGCTACACCTATGACCTCAAACCTATCATCACGAATGTAAGCCTCAGTTGTCATCTTGGACAATGAGTACTCCCTATCGTAATAGGTTTCAAAATCTATGGTTACTATATCCATTACTTGTTCTTCTCTTGCTTGATTAGGTAGTCTAAGTACCACCTTGCTTTCTCTAAATCTTTTAAGGGTGTGCCTTTGTATGGATACCTTGTGATGTACTTAATAATATTACCAACCACATACCCCATGCCCCATGAGTTTATGTACTCTATTGTTTCAATGCCTTTTGTATAGTGGTCAGGGTGATTGACCATATCTTTTTTCTTCATGATAAATACTCTACCTTACTATCGTGTAAACTATATAATGACACTCCTTTCCCACAATGTAAAGAATGTTCGTTAGTAACTCCTACTGCCTCACTTGATGTAGCACCCATACTTAATGCCCCATAAGCAAACTCTTTACCATCTCCGAATGCACATGGTGTAAACCCCTGCTCTACTGGGAATGGTGAGTCATCATAAACTATCAGACCTTTGTCTTTGTCTATGACAACAAGTTGCTGTGTGGTAATCCTACTTGTCCCTGTGCGTAATCCGTATGGATACTTTTCAGGTACAGCACCATCAGTAAACCATTCTCTTAAAGTTATGATGTACTTAAGGTATCCTACCCCTGATATTATAAAGGGTCTGCCATCCCTACTTACATACCATGCTTTGTCTGTCTCCCATTTAAGTGAGCCATCACTAGCCTGTCTATCTGTGGCTAAGGTTTCGCCATCCCATACTACTACTGTCATTTGTTATCCTCCTTATTATCTTTATCATCTCGTGCATACTCGTGGTCATAACCTGCATATTCCTCGATTACTTCTCCTGTGTCCCTGTCTTCTCTATACACATCATAGTAGCCACAGTCTTGGCAACCCATAATGTGTCCTACTTCATCATCACTAAAGTCTTCTTGGTATGCATTGTCTGAGCCACACTCTGTACAACACCACTCTCCTGTACTACTACTCATTGTCTTCCTCCTAATAAACAACCCGAAACTTCTTCAGCGTTGTTAGTTCATCTTCTGTTATTTCTTTAACCCATTCGACCCATACTATTGCAATTGAATCGAGCCAATACCCTTTACTAGTTTCATCATCTACATAATCAATTCTTTCATTACTAAAAAAATCTGATAGCACATGCCTTTCGTTTAGTTTTCCATTTTTATAATCCTCCTTGCTTACTGTTTGGTACCAACAATAATGCTCATACTCATACTCTCCAGTTCGTTCTTTAATCTTTGCTAATATCATTGTTATCCTCCTCGTTTAATTTTCTGTAGGGGTAGTATGGAATAGTAAACTTCACATGCATATGTTCCCCTGTCATTGATGATATTATAAAATCACATGGACATGTCTTAACCCATGCTAANAAAGCCTCCATATTTTTTACTTGTATACTAATATTTTTTACCTGTTCTTTACTCATGTCTATCCTCGTGTATTACTATGTTACCTCTTTCAACCATGAGTCTTATTATGTCCTCACTCGTTGGTCTTAGTCTGCCTCTGTCTACATCAATCATCCTTTGATTCTCCATGTTGTTCCATACTTTAATTTTGTTCAGCAGTCCTAGTGCATACTCGTTGTCATGTGTTTGTGTATCATGCTCAAGTATTTCTATTACTTCATTTAATATTTTTGTTGTCATCTAATACTCCCTTGAATGTTTGTGTATTTGTTTTATATCTATTGGTATTGAGTTGTATCTATAGCTATTAAAGTTAAGGGTATACAAACTATCATCACTTTCTACAGTAGCCTCTTTCTCAATGACTCCATAGTGTCTACGTAAATGTATACTTAACTTACCAAAGAATTTATTAATCTCTGAAGACCAATCTTCTTTAGGTTTATAGTAGTGAGTATCTGTATGACTTCGTATGCTAGATAATGCTATACAAATGGGTATGTATATTTCGCTAGGCATTGCATTGGTATCTATATGTTTTGCTAGAAACTCTATGGCATTAGGCTCACTCCAATTAACATGAACGTGTTGGTACATACCAGATGTAGATGGTTTACCAACAGGTCTTACACGATACAAAGTTTCTTTAAGTTTCTCATCATATGTCCCCAATAACTTGGCATGTGTCTCTACTATACTAAGTAACTTACCCCCATCTATATTTTTTAATTCATCTATGGTTGATTCAATTAGACCTAACTTACCTCTTACTCTTAGTTGTTTCTTAAATGCAGTTATCTTTTTCCTCCATACCTTTCTCTTGTCTGCATTCTCTACACATTTT